AGATAATAGTCTGATTGAATTTGGAGATAACTTTGGATTTGATGGTACTACATTTTGATGGAGAATGAATCATGCCAGATAAGTATGACAGTTTAAATGATGCTTTTGATATTTCACCAACTGACATAGAAAAGAGTGTAGAATCAAACATAGAAGCAAAAATTGAAAAAATATCTTCTCAGGCAGAAGATATTCGTAAAGACTATGAATATACAAGAGGAAATTTGTACTCAATTATTGAAAAAGGACAAGAAGCAATTAATGGCATTCTTGAATTGGCACAAGAAAGTGACATGCCTAGAGCATATGAAGTTGCTGGTCAATTAATTAAAAATGTTTCGGATGCAACTGACAAATTGATGGATCTTCAGAAAAAATTAAAAGATGTGAATGAAGACAGAGAAACAAAAGGACCAACAAATGTTACAAATGCACTTTTTGTTGGATCTACAGCAGAATTACAGAAACTTCTTAAAAAATCAATCACAGACATAAATAGTTAAAACTCATTAGATATGGCAGCCACTCCAGCAGTTAATATAGTAATTCCTCAAGGAGCAGATTTCAGTGAGACTTTTACTTCCACTGAAACTGATGGATCTGCATCGAACTTATCTGGATATTCTGGTGCTGCCAAGATTAAAAAGTACCCAAGTTCCCCAACATCTGTAACATTTTCAGTTTCAATCACTGGAGCTACTGGTGAAGTCTCAATTGCTATGACTTCAGGAAAAACTGTTGGATTGGATCCTGGAAGATATTACTATGATGTAGTATTGACTTCTGGTTCTGGAGCAGTATCAAGACTTGTTGAGGGAATGGCATTAGTAACTGCAGGAATTACTACCTAGAAAAATGCCAGTAATAAGAAAAGCATCATCTACAAAAATAATAAAAAAGACAGTTGAATCTGCCAAAAATCAAGCAGTAAAGTCAACAAGACAACCATCTAGATTATCTGAGATGGGAGATACTGATTTTGGGACTCTTGGGGCAGCTCAGGACAATAAAATTGTATCATACGACAGTTCAACCAATAAATTTATATTAATTACAGCAGATCAAATATTGTCAAATTCTATTGATAATAATGATGTTCCGGATGATTTTGTTAGGGAATTGGAAACTGAATTGGATCTTGGACAGATACTTGACAATCTGGATGGTGGAGCGTTCTGATGCCAAAGGGTATAAGAGATCTGGATGATGCAAATTTTGGAACATTAAATTCCACAAAAAATAAGTTTTTGGTAACATACAACTCTGGACAAGATGAATTTAATATAATTTCTGCAGATTCTATTTTAAGTAGATCTGTAGATGATGCTGATCTTCCTGATGATTTTGTCAACAGATTGAATGCTGAGATAGATCCAAATAAAATTACTTTATCAACATTGGATGGGGGAAGCTTCTAATTTTTTCTAAATAGTACTAGAAAAAATAATAGTAAAGTAATGGCTTCACCAGTAATTCAGTTTAAAAGGGGTTTACTAGCCGATCTACCTGGTCTAAGAGCTGGTGAACCTGGTTTTACTACCGATAGTTATGATCTCTATGTTGGACTTTCATCAGAAACAGCTACTAACAAGATTATAGGATCTGCTCGTTTCTGGACGAATAATAGCACAACAAAAGGAAGTGGAGTTAACCTTGTAGAAGGAACTTCCAATGGTTCAGATTATATTACTTTAAAATCACCAGATTCACTTGCTGGTATTACGACATATACATTACCTGCAACTCCAACCAATGGATATTTCCTGAAGACAAATGCTTCAGGTGATTTATCATGGGCAGAAGTTGTTAGCTCACTAAGTATCGCTGCCGATTCAGGTACAACCGACAGTGTTAATACTGGGGAAACAATTACATTTACAGGTGGTGAGGGTATTGATACTGCAGTATCCAATAATACAATTACAATTTCTGCAGAGGATGCAACATCATCAAATAAAGGTATTGCAAGTTTTGATTCAACAGATTTCACAGTATCCTCTGGTGCTGTAACACTAAACGCAGAAAGAGTTGAAGATATTGTTGGTACTGCAATCACAACAGGAACTCAAACTCTTATTACAGTTTCTTATGATGATGCAAACGCACAGTATGATTTTGTAGTTAATAATGACTTATCACAGTATAGTAATGCTACATCTGCATTTATCACAGCATCATCAACAGATACCTTAACAAATAAGACAATTAATGTTAAAGGAACTGGTAATACTATTTCTAATTTAGAAGTTACACATTTTGCTGCAGAGGCAATTGTAATTGAATCAGAAGGTATTGGATCAAATGATAATGATTCAACTCTCCCAACATCAGCAGCAGTTAAAGATTATACTGATACTGCAATAAGTAATATTGATCTAACAGTTTCTACTGCTGGTGATAGTGGTACTGGTTCAGTTTCTACTTCACAAACACTGACTGTTTCTGGTACTGCAAACGAAATTGAAACTGCAGCATCAGGTCAATCAATTACTATTGGTCTTCCAAACAGTGTAACAGTCACCACTGCACTTACAACCCCAACGGTTAATGCAACAAACCTGAAGGCAAATGATGCAACAACTGCTATTACCGTTACTGATAGCACTGGAGCAGTTACTCTTGCAAATAATCTGACTGTTAGTGGAAACCTTTATGTCAATGGTTCTACCACACAGGTCAATACAACAACAACCACAATTGAAGACCAACTGCTTGATTTGGGTATGGTTGATGGTGCTGTACCATCTTCCGATTTGAATAAGGATATCGGTCTCCTGTTCAACTACTACACATCTTCTGCTAAGAAAGCAGCAGTATACTGGGATGATAGTGCAGCAAGAATTGCTGTTGCATCTGATGTTTCAGAAAATACTGGTGTATTGACAGCAAGTGCTTATGCTGCACTTGAAGTTGGTGGATTGTGGGTCAATGATTGTGCTGGACAATCTCAAGTTATTAACTGTTCTGGTTCAACAAGAACTCTTGAGAACATCACCATTGATGGTGGTGCTTTCTGATTTTAACTAAAAATCTCTAAATAGAGGGGTGTAAACCCCTCTTTTTTTATGAATGAACAAGATCTCAGATATTTGATTTCATCATATCAACAAAAATCATTTGATTTATTCTCACAATTAATTGCTTCTGATGCAAAAGTAAAACAACTGACAGATTTAGTTGAAGCTTTGACAGTAAAAGTTAATGAGCAAAAAGAAGAGATTGAAAGTTTAACAAAACCCAAAAGAACTCCAAAAGTAGAGGGTGGGGATTTTAAATAAATAGATATTATGCCCAATATATATTGGGTTTACGGTATATACCAAATATGTATTTAAATGGCAGATCCAATCATTAAATTAAAACGATCTGCTGTAGCTGGTAAAAAACCAACTACTTCAGATTTGAACCTAGGCGAGTTAGCCCTTAACACTCATGATGCTCAACTTTTTACTAAAAGAGTAAGAAGTGGAATAGGAACGGACATTGTAAATATTGGTGCAGGAGCTACAGTAACCAATATTTTATATGTCACAAAAGATGGAAATGATAACAATACTGGAGAAAGATTAGGAGATGCAAAAGCAACAATTGCAGGAGCTGTTGCCATCTCCACTACAGGAACTGTTATCAAAGTTTCTGCAGGGACATATGTAGAAAACAATCCAATTAAATTACCACCTCAAGTCAGTGTTGTTGGAGACAGTTTGAGAGAGGTAACTGTACAGGCACAGAATTCAAATCAGGATCTCTTTCACTTAGCACCTGGCAATTATATTACTGAACTTTCATTTACAGGATCAATGAATCCTGGAAAGGCAATTGTTGCCTTTGATCCTGATACAATTAGAGAATCAAACCAATCACCATATATTAGAAATTGTACCAATTTTATAGAAAATAGTATTGGGATGAAAATAGATGGCAATCATGTTTTGGGAAATACCAAAAGCATGGTTACAGATTCCTATACTCAATTCAATAAAAATGGAATTGGAGTTTCTATTACAAATGAGGGATATGCACAGTTAGTATCACTCTTTACTATTTGTACAGATATTGCTGTTTTTTGTGGTTCTGGTGGTGGATGCGATTTAACAAATTCAAACTCCTCTTTTGGCAATTATGGTTTGATTGCTGAAGGAATTAGTTCAGAAAAAATATCTGGAATTATAACATCAACAGAAGTTGCTGGAAGTTCTGTATTCTCCATTGCTGGAGTTGGAACTAACAGACCATATGATGGTCAAGTTATTGTATTTGATGAACTTTATTATGAAGTTGATAAATTATTAGTTGGTTCTGGCGGAACTGGATATACTACACCACCATCTATAACTATTGATGCTCCAGTAACCTCTTGGGGAGTCAGAGCAACTGCCTCAGCAAACATTGAAGATGGAAAAGTAACTTCAATAGATATAATCTCAAATGGAAGAGGATATGGATCAACTACACCAACAGTAACTATTTCTTCTCCAAACGTTGGAGTCAATACAGCAACAGTGACAGCAGTTTTGAGACCAAAATACTATGTAATACAGAGTGCAACTAAACCATTTTCAGGAATATCTACTGTAACAATTTCAGAAAATCTCCCTTATGCTGTTGGCGTAGGTACAACAGCACCAATTTATAAGCAGAGTAGAATTTTGGCATCAAGTCATTCTTTTGAATATATTGGGAGTGGAGTTACCATAGCAAATGCTCTACCTCAGACTGGAGGAGTTACAATTCAGGAAAATGAAGTGGTTTCTAGGAATGGTGGGTTGGTAATTTACACCAGCACTGATCAATCTGGAAATTTCAGAATTGGTGATGGTGTAGTTATTGACCAGTCAACTGGAACAGTTTCTGGTAGTTTTTATTCAAAGAGTTTGATTGCAAATGTAACACCAATTGTACTAGCATTAGGAGGTATGTAAGAAATGGCATTAGCATTAAATGTTTACAAAACAGTAACTCAAGTTGTACCCACTAGTGCAGTTGGAATTTATACTGCTCCAGTTGGTTATTCTGGAGTGGTTCTTCTGGCGCAAATTGCCAATATTGGATCATCAACACAAACAGTCACAGTTTCTCATGTGAGATCAGTTTCAGGAACAGCAGTTACAACAGAGATTGTAAAAAATATTGCAGTTCCTGGAAATGATACTGTAAGTGTTCTGAATGGTAAGTTGATTATGGAAACAAATGATATCATTAAGATATCTGGAAGCAGTGCCACAGATCTTAAGTTCATTGGAAGTATTCTGGAGACACTGAACTAAAATGGCAAAGTTTCTAAGTGACAGGCAAAGGACATTAAGTGTAGGTATTACAAACTACACTGAAGGAAGCACTGTTCTTGATATAACTGGAAATATAAATGTTTCTGGAATAGTTACTGCAAAATCTGGAGCAGCAGTTACTTATTATGGAGACGGATCAAAGTTAACTGGTGTTATAGGATCCATCCAATCAGGATCAAATGTAAATGTCATATCAAGTTCTGGAATTACTACAATTTCCAGTTTTATTGGAATAAACTCCGGTGGTATTTCTATTGGAAGTGGAACAACTATTAATTTTGTTGGATCAGGTGTTACTGTAAAAATAACAAATGATATTGCATCTATAACAATACCATCAACATCAAAAACCACATCAACAAATACTGCCACCCAAGGCCAAACTACCTTTTATGCTTCATATACAGTAGGATATGTCGATGTCTACTTAAATGGATCAAAACTAAGTCAAAATGAATACACTGCATCCAATGGTTCCTCTATAATATTGGATAGTGGGGCATCTTTGGGTGACATTGTAGAGATTGTAGCATTTACAATTTCTTCTGGGATATCCAACAGTGGTGGAGGTGGTGGAGGAACACCTGGTGGAGTAGATACTCAAGTCCAGTTTAACGATGGCGGTTCTACCTTTGGTGGCGATGCTGGATTGACTTATAATCAAACTACAAATGTATTAAGTGTTTCTGGATCAGTTAAAGTTGGAACGGGTGCCACTTTAACTTCTACTGGAAATGCATCTTATACTGGAATTTTAACTGCATCATCATTTGTAAAATCTGGTGGAACTTCAAGTCAATTCTTAAAAGCAGATGGTTCTGTTGATTCCAATACCTATGCTACTGAAACTTATGTTGGTTTAGCAACATCAGGACTTGCATCAGAAACTTATGTTAATACCCAAGTAGGTTTAGCAACATCAGGACTTGCATCAGAAACTTATGTTGGTTTAGCAACATCAGGACTTGCATCAGAAACTTATGTTGGTTTAGCAACATCAGG